TGGTGGTAGTGCACAAAATTTAAAAAACACAGATACAGTAGGAGCAGGTGGGGCAACTGGTGGTTTAGAATATAATGCTAACACAGGGAATTTAAAAGCAAAATCATTTGAATCATCTGTTACAGCAGCTACAACAGTAGGATTTGTAGGAACTTCATCATTTGCTAACTCAGCAGTTACAGCACAAGCTAGTACATTAACAAATGAAGCAGTAGACACTACTTGTTTTATACCTTTTTATACAGCAGCTACAGGTGATTTACCAACAAAAACAAATGCAGGATTATTATTTGATTCTGCTACACAAAAGTTAACTGTAACATCAGCTTCAATTAGTGATTTAATTTCAACAGGTAGAGTTGATTATGTATCAGCTTCATTTGATGATTTGGTAGTTTCAGGTGCAACAAGAGTAAGTGGAAGACTTTATGCTACTTTATCTGCATCCTTAGGTGATACAACAATATCACAAAGAGCAAGAGTTAATGGACAATTAATAGCAGCTCTTCAAGGTACTTTAACAGATGCATCTCTTAAATTTCCATTAGTAGCACCTACAGATACATTTACAGCAATGCATTTTGATGGTACTACTGACGATATGAGAATAGAATATGGTCATGATGCGGCTGATGAATTTTTTGGAAGAATAAGAATGTCAGATAATCTTAGTACTGACCATTTTGATGTAGTATTTACATCATCAGGAGCAGGAGCTAATTCAACTCCTTTTAGTGCTTATGGTAATAAAATATTATTAGCTCAACCTTCTGCTACAGCAGATGCAAAAGTAGGTATAGGTGTTTCATCATCAGGATCAGTACAATCTATGTTAACAGTAGAAGGTTCATCCTCAGCAGCTGGTAGAGTTGTACGTGTGATGGATAAAGGTCAAAATCATTTAGTTTTTGCAGTTGATTATGATGCAAATACTGATGGTATAGTTAGAATATTAAGTGGGTCTAATGGAGACGACGGTATACAACTAGCATCAAATGATGTTAGTTACTTTTCTAAAAAATTAGGTATAGGAGATTTTACTCCAGAATCTAGACTAACAGTTAGATCATCAGCTTCAGCTGCATCAAGAATTTTTGAAGTACAAAATGACTCAGGTAATATATTAGCGATGATTGAAAATAATGCTGCTAGTACTGGTGGTATATTTAAATTAAACAACTCAGCAGGTAGTCAAAAAGTTAAATTTAATTCAGAAGATAATCAACCAATGTTTTTAGGAAATGGAACAGGAGCTCCTAATATTGGTTTTGGTACAACTACTCCTACTGGTGATTTACACATAAAGAAAACAGGATCAGTAACTCTTAAATTAGAATCAGATGAAGTTGGTGGAACTGTTTTTCACAGATTTTTAAATGATGCTATTGGTTGGAGATTAGGTGTTCAATCAAATGATAGATTTGCTTTATATGATTCAACAAATGCTAAAACTCATATAGTAGCTACAAATAATGCACTTAGAGCTCAAGTTGGAATTGGAACAACTAACCCACTTAGTTCAGTAGTATTAGATGTAGCAGGACCTATGAGATTATCAGGTTCTATGGTACAAAGATTTCAAGCTTTAAGTACTGCTAATTTAACTTATAATGGTGATGGTTTAATAACTAGTCAAGCAGGTGAAACAGTTAATGTAAGTTCAAGTTTAATATTATTAACAGACCTTAATACAAATGGAAATAGAGCAACAGTTGATCTGACTAATTGGATTGATACAGCTCAAACAGGTCAAAGATTAGAAATTGCATTAGTATCAGATGGAACACCGGCATCTGGTATTCAATTACAATACTATAATGCTGGTAATCCTGGAGGTGTTACTTTTAATAGCTCAACAAGAGGTACTGCATTTACTTATTCAGGATCTATATTTGATTGTCCTAGTAGAGATAGAGGAACTGAAGTAAGTATACTTAAAACTCAAAATGACGTTGTAAAAGTATTTGGCTCAGCTATGACAGTTGATAACACATAATAAAAATATAATCTTACAGGAAAAGATTAATATGTATAACGGAATATAAAAAAATTAAAGTTTATGGAAAAAAAAGTTTTAAAAGAAGAAGAAATTGTTAAGTTAAAAGATTTAAAAAAGCAATATAGAGATCTTACAGAAGCAATAGGTATTGTTGAAATGCAATACATAAGTTTAGAATTAAAAAAAGAACAATTAAAAGAACAATTAAAAAGTTTACAACAAGAAGAAATAGAGTTAGCTAAAAAATTAGAAAAAGACTATGGTAACGGAGAAATTTCTTTAGAAACTGGTGAGTTTTTACCAAGCAAATAAACTTTTGAAAAAATTTAGTATATTTATCATAAAAATAACATAAAATGGCAGAAACATTAATTTCCCCAGGAGTATTAGCAAGAGAAAATGATCAATCTCAAATAACTTCGCAACCAGTACAAGCCGGTGCGGCTATCGTTGGTCCTACAGTATTAGGTAAAGTAGGTATTCCAAAACTAGTTACTAGTTACTCAGAATACTTAGCTAATTATGGAAGTACTTTCCAAAGTGGTTCAGACGAATACACATTCTTTACTTCTATATCAGCATTTAATTACTTTAATAATGGTGGTACATCATTAATAGTAAACAGAGTAGCTTCAGGATCATGGGCTCCAGCAGTATCTACAACAGTATTTAGTGAAGTAGAAAGTGGTATTCCAGAAACAGGAAGAGATATGATTAGCTCTTATACATCAGGTGGTACAGGTGGAACAGCTGGAACTTTTACAGCAGTAGCAACATCAGTATCCCCAGCAGGAGGAACTGGTTTAACAGTAACTGTTGTAACAAATGACTCAGCAGGAAAATTATCAACAGATGCAGATGAATTATTAGCTAGTATTAACGCAGGTACTAATCCATCAGATTGTGTAGATGCAACATATACAAATGTATCATTAACAACAACAGGAGGTGGTTCTGGTGGTGTTGTAACAGTTGTATGTTCAGGAAACACTATAACAGAGATAGATGTAACAACAGCAGGATCAGGATATGCAGTAGGTGATACAATGGGTATTGCAGCAGGAGATTTAGGTGCTGGTTCATCAGCAGCAGTATTTGTACTAGCAACAGGTGATACATTAGTTGAAGCAAAATCAATTACATCAGTAGTTCCAGGATCAGGATATTCAGTAGGTGATGTAATAACAGTTACAGCAGCAAATATTGGTTCTCCAACAGCAGATTTAACATTTACATTAATAGATGCAGACATAATTGATACAAATGCCTTTACATTAGAAACACTAACAGATGGTGCTATAATGAATAGTGTAGGTCCAACAGGTTCAAATGGAACATTAGATAGTGGATCTCAAAATAATATAAGATGGGAAATTCAAGCACCTAACACAAGCTCAGGTGTATTTAGCTTAATAATTAGACAAGGTAATGATACAGCAACAGCTAAATCAATATTAGAAATATTCCCTAACGTATCATTAGATCCAAAACAATCTAACTACATAGCTAGAATTGTTGGTGACCAAACAAAAACATTAAGAGATGCTTCTTCAAACGATCCATATTGTCAACCAACTGGATCTTATAGAAATGCTTCAAGATACGTAAGAGTAAAATCAGTAGATTTAAAAACTCCAGATTATTTTGATAACAATGGATCTGCAAAATCAGAATTTACAGCTTCAATTCCACGTGCACAAAGTGGATCATTCCAAAGTGGTGAAGGTGATTTAGTAGGTGGTAGAGCAGGTATTAATTATTATGATAAAATAAATGATACAGATTCTCAAGGTATGGGAGCTACAGAAATGGGATCAGGAGTTGGATTATATACAACAGCTTTTAACCTATTAGCTAATAGAGATGATTATAGATATAATATTATAACAGCTCCAGGATTAGTTTATTCAAATGCTAATCATGCTACTCCATTAAATACAATGATTTCAAATACTCAAAATAGAGGAGATGCAATTGCAATTATGGATTTAGAAAATTATGGTTCAACAATAACAGCAACTACAGGAACTGCAGCGTCAGTTGATAATTCATATGTAGCAGCTTATTGGCCATGGTTACAATTAGCAGATCCAGATTCAAGACAGTTAGTATGGTCAGTACCATCAGCGTTAATTCCTGGTGTATACGCGTTTAATGACAAGTCAGCTGAAGCTTGGTTCGCACCCGCTGGAATTAATAGAGGTGGTTTAGGTACGGTAGTACAAGCAGAAAGAAAACTAACTCAAACTAATAGAGATGATTTATATACTGGTAAAGTAAACCCAATAGCAACATTCCCAGGAAGAGGAGTTGTAGTATTTGGACAGAAAACATTACAATCATCAGCATCAGCTCTAGATAGAGTAAATGTTAGAAGATTATTAATTGAACTCAAGTCATTTATTTCACAAATTGCAGATAATTTAGTATTTGAACAAAATACGGCAGCTACAAGAAATAATTTCTTAGGACAAGTAAATCCATATTTAGAGTCAGTACAACAAAGACAAGGTTTATTTGCCTTTAAAGTACAAATGGATGCAGCTAATAATGGACCAGATGTAGTTGATAGAAATCAAATGGTAGGTGCAATATATTTACAGCCAACTAAAACAGCTGAATTTATATACCTAGACTTTAATATTTTACCAACAGGAGCAACGTTCCCAGCATAAAAAATAAAAGATATAATATTTATAATAAAATAAAAATAAAACAATAATAAAATGGCAGTATTAAACCCAAACGAAATATTTTTCACAGCCTTTGAACCAAAAGTTGCTAATAGATTTATTATGTACGTAGATGGAATCCCAGCTTACATCATCAAAGGTGTTAGTGGAATGGGTTTTGCACAAGATGAAATCGTACTAAATCACATTAATACTTATAGAAAAGTAAAAGGAAAATTAAGATGGAATGATTTAACAATGCAATTATTTGATCCAATTACTCCTTCAGGAGCACAAGCTGTTATGGAGTGGACAAGATTACACCATGAATCAGTAACTGGTAGAGATGGATATTCTGATTTCTATAAAAAAGATCTAACAATTGATGTATTAGGACCAGTAGGTGATGTAGTATCAGAATGGATCATAAAAGGTGCATTTATAAAAGATGCTTCATTTAGTGATATGAATTGGGATGACGATGGAACAGCAAACACTATCGACATGACAATTGGAATGGATTACTGCGTATTAAATTTCTAATAAAGAAATTAAACATTTTAAAGAATAGCTTGGCTTCGGTCAAGCTTTTTTTTATATTAAATATGTATACACAACACATAAAGTTATAACTAAATAAAAGATATGAGTGAATTAAAATTCCCAACAGAAATTGTAGAATTACCTTCAAAAGGATTGATATATCCTAAAGATCACCCACTTCGTAGTGGAAAAGTAGAAATGAAATATATGACTGCTAAAGAAGAAGATATTTTAACTAATCAAAATTTTATAGAAAAAGGAATAGTATTAGATAAATTAATGGAATCTCTTACTTTACATAAATTTAATATAAAAGATATTCATACTGGTGACAAAAATGCTATTTTTATTGCAGCAAGAGTACTAGGATACGGATCTGAATATAAATTTATGTATGATGATAAAGAATATGAAATAGATTTATCTAAAATTGAAAATAAACCTTTTGATTCTGATTCTTTAACAGATGAAGGGTATGGTACTTTTGAAATGCCTTCAAATGGTACTAAAGTAGAATTTAAACATTTATTAGAAAGTGATGTTGATGCTATTAGTAAAGAAGTATTAGGATTATCTAAATTAAGTAAAGGATCAGTTCCTGAAATTACTACAAAATTAAAATATCAAATTATGTCAGTAAATGGAGATAAAAATAGGAATGAAATCCGTAATTATGTTGATAATTTTTTATTAGCTCGTGATTCTAGAGCATTTAGAAATCATGTTATAGACGTATCTCCTGATGTTGATTTAAGTTTTACTACTGATAATGGAACTGAAATTCAAATTCCTATTACTGTAAATTTTTTCTGGCCCGATCTTTAGAAGATTTAATTAAGTATCGGGTAAGTATATTTCATCAAATACACGAAATAGTATTCCATGGTGGAGGAGGTTATGACTTTGATACAGTTTATAATATGCCTCTTTGGTTACGTAAATTAACTTTTAAAAAATTAAAAGAATTTTTTGATGCTAAGGAAAAAGCTAATAACCCTCGAAAAAAAGGAGAAATTGATATGGCTAATCCTAATAAATCAAAAATACCAGATAAAAGAACTATATCACCACCTAGTTATATTACAAAAAAATCAATAAAAAAGTAATTTCTAAATATTTATAATAAAATTACTACATGGCTGGACTTGATGGTTTAGGAAAAGATGATTTGCAAAATGTTGTTCAAATTAGGAACGCTGTTAGAGACGTTAGGTCTAATATAGCTGCTACTAATAAACAATTAAAAGAATTTGGATCACAAGTTGTTGATATTGGTTCTGAAATGTCCAGTATTACTAAATCTGCTAGCCAATTTGCTGATTTACAAGATGAAGCAGCTAGAACTTCAAAAGCTACATCAAAAGCAATAACAAAACAAGCACAACAACAAGCTATAGTAAGAACTCTTAATGTCCAAATCAATGATTTGATGGCTAAATCCCTTACAGTTAGTGAAGATCAAGCAAAAATACTTAGAACACAAGCACAACAAATTGGTTCAGTAAGAGATAGTGCTCAAGGATTAGCAGATGAGTTTGGAAAAATTGCAGAGTCCTCTTCTAATATGGATAAAAGTACAATGTGGTTTACTGCTTTTTCTGATTTTACAAAAGACATCCCAGGTTTAAGAACACTTTCCGGTCCTTTTGAAGCTGCAGCTCAAGCTTCAAGAGAAACTGTAATGAATAATGCTAAAGCTAAAGATGTACAGGGTAGGATAGGTAAATTATCTGCAAAACAACTAAAAACAGGTAAAGGACTTACAAAAGAGGCATTGAAAAAAATGAACCTTGAAGACATAACACAAGGTAAAACTGGATCTGCAGCAGCTAAAATGTTAAAAAATGCTAAAAAAACAAATGTAGTACAAAGTGTAGGAAGAAAAGGAATGGCAGCAGGATTTAAGGCATTAGGACCTGCTATATCAAAAGTATTTGCTCCACTTGCAATAATAACAACTGTTGTGTCAGCTATAAAAATGATAATATCAGTAATGGCTGGAGCATCTAAGGAAACAGCAGCATTTTCTCAAAATTTATTAATTGGTAGAGAACAAGCTCGAGAAACAAGAGCAGAAATAATTCAACAAGTAGGATTATTTAATGAAGTAAATACATCTTTAGGACGTCAAGAAATTACACGTGCGGGAGCAATAAAACAACTTGATGCTATTAATAAAAAGTTAGGATTCCAGGTAAACTTAATGAAGGGTTTTGGGGAAGAGGTAAAGCAAAGTGCAATGGAAGCTACTTATTTAACTGAACAATTTGGATTCAGTGCTGAGGCATCTTCTGCATTATTTTTAGAGTCAGTAAAAGCAGGTAAACCTCTTAAAGAAATGACTCAAGAAATGTTTGGTCAATTAGGATTATTAAGTGCTCAAGAGGGAATGACTGCTGACATAAATGGGTTAATAGAAAGAGCAACTAAAATAGGAGGAAATCTAAGAGCTAATTTTCAGGGTAGTTCAGCTGCATTAGCTAGTGCTTTATACCAGGCAGATAGGTTAGGTTTATCTTTAGAGGGAATGGAAGGTGCATCTAGTAATTTGTTAGATTTCCAATCTTCTATAGAAAATGAAATGAAAGCAGAATTGCTTATAGGTAGAAACCTTAATTTAGAAAAAGCAAGAGAAGCAGCATTAATGGGTGATACTGAAACCCTAATGAAAGAAATTTCAAAACAAGCAGGATCTCAGAAAGACTTTTTGAAAATGAATATCACCCAAAGACAAGCTTTAGCTAAAGCTGTTGGGTTAGAAGTAAATGAGTTAGCTGACATGTTTGATAAGCAAGCTAAAATGGATGCTTTAGCTAAGAAAAACTTAGAAGTAAAAAATGCTTTAATGAAAGATGGTAAGCATATTTTAGGTGAAAATTTTGATTTAGAAAAAGCTTCGTTACAAGAAATTCAAATAGCAGCTAAAAAGGCAGGGAAAACAGAAGCGGAATTAAGAGAAATCTTAGGAGATCAAATTTTCCTAAGAAAATCAGAAGAATCTGCAACGAAAAAATTTAATGATGCATTAGCTCAAGCTAAAGATCTTTTTGCATCATTTGTTGATGGTGGTTTATTAGATCAATTAGCTGCCGGATTAGAAGGATTAATTAATAGCTCTATATTCCAAGGGTTTGCAGAAGAAGGAAGAACTACACAATCTATTAAGAATACAGAAAAAGATATAGCTGAGAAAGAATTAACTCAATCTCAAAAAGATTTAGCTAATGAGAATATAAGATTAGCTAATGAATCTAAAGCTTTAAACGCGCAATCTAATGTTGCAGATGATGTTACAGACGTAGGTGCTGCAGCTCTATCAGGAGCTGCTATTGGTGCAGGACTTACTGCTTGGTTAGGACCAGGAGCAGGAATTGGAGCTGCTATTGGTGGTTTAATTGGAGGGGGAATAGCATTATTCAAAAACTCAGGTGATCAAGAAAAAGCAGATGCAGCAATGGAAGCTTCAATAGAAGCAAATAAAAAATATGAAAAATCATTTGAAAATCCTGATACAGGAGATGACTTTATAATAAGACCAGGACAAAGACCTCTTAAATTTAATAAAGGTGATATTGTAATGGGTGGGACCAATTTAGACGGTGGAGGTAATGTAGTAGAAGTATTAAATAGAATATTAGTTGCAATAGAAAATGGTGGTAATGTGTATATGGATGGAAATAAAGTAGGAAAATCAATAGCATTGGCAACTTCCAACCTAGGCTAATATTTATAACAAAATAACTTAAAACAATAAAATCATGGCAGAATCAATTTTAAATAAGTTTGACGCAAACGGTTCACCTTTGGCAGTACCAGTATCTCCAGCAGATGGTGTTACTCCAGATGCAGTTAGTATTGTAGGTAATTCATTACTTCATAATCAATATTCAAATATTGGTGATCCTAACTTAACAGAACCAGCTTATACTAATATGGGAGCAGCGGCTATGGGATATTCAAACCCAAGTCCTTCACAATTAGGTCAAGCAGGAAACACATACCAAGGAGAAACAAACAGGTATAAAAATAACGCTCCAGAAAATAGATCATTTTAAATAAAATAAAATGCCTTTAATAACCTCTACTACAAACTTAAATAAATTAAAGTTTGGGGTTGGTAATGCTGGTGACAGGTTTGACAACGGAAGTAGTAATCAACCATACATTAGAAAAGATATCCCAGGCGTTGATGTGGATAATCCTAATCCAACTCCTATTACTCAATTAGATAGTAGTGGTCAACCTATATATGGTGATTTACCTCCTTCAAGTTTAGATATATTATTTAGGGGTGGTCTTAATGCTCCTAGAGATGCAGTTACAGATGTAAGTAGACTATCTCAAATGCTATTTGATACTAAATCTCCAAATGGTATAATATTTACAGCTAATCAAAATCTTTTATCACGTACAGCAGTACAAACCGAAGCTACATTTGGTGCAGCTTATGGTAGAAATAGAAAACCTGATTTTATAAAAGGTACAGGTGGTGGAGCTCTACCAGGTGGTGTTTATTTACCTACAAGTACATTAGCTCAAGCTGGTGTTGGATTTACAGGTACACATTTAAATTTAATGGGATTAGATCCCACTTCACCTAATGGTATAACAGGTCAAACTGGAGGTATATCTAGTTTATTTGGATTTGATGGACCAGGAGGTGGGTTAAGAACCTATGAGTCTGTAATGGCTGAAAATAATCAAATGACTGTAGGTGAATTAAATGCTAATCCCTACATTACAAATAATAGACTAATTAGAATATACGACCAAAAACAAAGAAGAAACAATACAGATGCAGACGTTATCTTATATCAAGGAGGTCCGGGTTCTGTTTTAGGTATAGGGGATACTAAAATTAGGTTTGCAAAAGCAAATTTTGGGGGTACATTAAGAACCGGACGTAATAGTTCTTTAATATCAACAGATAGTGATTATTTTTATGGTAATGTTTCTACATATGCACAACAATATAAGTACACTACTCTTCCGAGTGGGCAAATAGCATATTCAACAAATAATTTGTCAGATAAAATGGGATTATCTTTTATCTACCATATCCCAGGTGCTAATCAAAGTTTAGCTACTAACCAAAGTCAAGTATATGACATGAATATGTTAAGTGCTACTTATACTTTAGGATCCTCTTTTGGAGCGGGAAATGCTGATGATGCAAGAGGAGTATATGCAGTTAATAGTATAACTAATAAATCTAACTCAGCTTTATGGAATGCTGCTCAATTAGCTAAAGCACCAAACAATGCAGGACTTCAAAATGATTTTAGGGCAAAAGTATTAAGTACTTTAGGTGAGGGTGGTACACCTTTAACTACAGATAATTCAGAATTTTCACAATTTAAAAATGTATTATCTTTATCACCTAATTATAAAACAAAAAACAGAAATAGAAGAGTAAATTATGGTGATCCTGGTTCCAATAGTCCTAAAGTAAGAACTGGTGTTGATAGAGTAGCATCAGGTAGATTAAATTATGGTATTAAAGCTAGTGATATGGTAGCATTAGATAAAATTAATGCTCAAACTATGTACGTTAGTTCAGGTCCTAATAATGAAGCAGGTGATTTAGCCATTAATGATTTTTGTAAATTTAGAATAGCTGCTATAGATAATTCTCCTGATGCTGGGGGTAATGCTGTTTATATGCATTTTAGAGCATTTATAGATTCATTTAGTGATGCTTATGGTTCAACTTGGAACCCAACACAATTTTCAGGTAGAGGAGATAAATTATATTCTTATGGAGGGTTTGATAGAACAATAAATTTATCATTTACAGTTTATGCTCAATCTAAAGCTGAACTTATTCCAATGTATAAAAAATTAAATTATTTAGCATCAACAATGGCTCCAGATTATAATACAGCTGGGTTTATGCGAGGAAATTTAGTACGTTTAACATTAGGAGGATATTTATATGAACAACCTGGATTTATTAAATCATTTACTTATGAGGTACCCCAAGAATCAACTTGGGAAATTGCTATTGATGAAAAAGGTAAATCAGACCCATCAGTTAAAGAATTACCATTTATGATAAAAGTAACAGGAATGACATTTATACCAATACAAGATTTCTTACCAAGAAGAATTAAACCTGAAGCAGCAAATGGAATGGATGGAGATAAAATGATTGAAGAAAGATATATATCATTAGCTAATAAAGTAGGTGATTCTAATTATAAAGATGAGTATATAGCTCAATTAGTAGAAGATGACACAGATAATAGTGAATCAGAATTAGAAAAAGAAGAAGAAGAAAATAGTAGTGATGTTGTTAACCAAAATGTTGATATTGATCAAGCACAAGTTAATAATGGTAGTAATGATGTTAATATAAATAATATTACTACAGCATCATCAGTTACAACAGATATTGGTGGGGGTGTAACATCAGGCACACAAACCACAACTAACTTTACAACAGATGATGGTAATGGGAATGTTACTACAGGTGTCCAAACACAAAGATCAACAACTTCAACACCTAATCAGTTAGATATTGATGAATTTAATGAACTTCAAAAATTGAAATATAAGCGTAATAAAACAAAAGCTGATAGGGAAAGAATAGCAACAATATTAGAATTACAAGGACAATAATAAATGAATAGATATCAAGACATAAAACAATTACGAAACGAAAATGAATTTGTAGGTACTATAGGAGATAAATATTATAGAACAACATATTATCCCCAAATAGAACCACAAGAATCTGACATTTATGTTGAAACTGAATTTGGTGATAGATTAGATTCATTAGCAAATCAATTTTATGGTGATGTTACTTTATATTGGATAATATCAATAGCAAATCCAAATAAAGTAGATTTTGGATCTATAGCACTTTCACCAGGTACCCAATTAAGAATACCTACTAATATAAATGGAATAGTATCAAGATATAATCAATTAAATGCGTTATAAACATGGGGAATATATTTGGAAAACCATTTAGAAGTTGGGTTACAAATCAAATTGTAACAAGACAAGAATCTAAATTCAAAAGCTCCTTGGATTAGATTAGCTAGTACTGTAGATATATCATCTGATACAGAAGACCAAGTTGTTAAAAGTTTATTAAAAAGTGGTATACTCCAGGAAGATTTTGATGGAGACATAGCAGCTAAAAATTTTATATTACAAGGTGGAGTAGTTGCTATTGGAGAAGATAATAAATTAATTACAAACCAAGGTCTTAATTATCAAAATAAATATTATAATGGTGCTTATGGGTGGGGAGGATTAAATGAAAAAGGATTTGTTCCTTTACCTGGTTTAATAGACGCTTCATTATTATATAAATCAGATGGAGCATTTGCTCAAGCTACTATAAACATGAAGTGTTTTAGTAGAACTCAGTTAGCATTAATGGATGTATTATATATGAGACCCGGGTTTAATTTATTATTAGAATTTGGGTGGAGTACTTATTTAGATAATAATGGTAATTTAAGAACGTATGATACCTTTATATCAAATGCTTTAGATTTTACTTTAAATAAAACAGGAATAACTGCTGAAGATTTTGAAAATAAAGATGGTTCAAGACAAAGTAACATATTAGGTTTAATTGAAAAAGAAAGAGTAGATAGAAATGGTAATTATGAAGCTATATTTGGAACTATAACAAATTTTAATTGGACATTTGATCCAGGAGATGGAAGCTATACTTGTCAAACTCAATTAGTAGGACATGGTAATGTAATAGAATCCTTAAAAGTAAATTTAAACCAACCAACAGAAAAAGATAAAAAAACAGAACCAGCAGGAGAAACAGAACCGGATCCTTTACAAGCAAATGTAAAAAATAATGTTTTTACAGATTATATAACTAAAATTTATGAAGATTTTATATCTGCACAAGATACCACACTTACAGATAAAAATAACGCAGCATTAGGTATAAATGATCCTATTTCTTTTGGAATACAAGATTATAAATTAGAAGGTTTTAGAAGTGTAGACTCTGAGGGGGCACAAGATTTAATAATTTCTGGGGGAGTTGTAGGGTTTACAGGAATGCAGACTGATAGTGAAAATTTAAACCCAATTCAAATATATGTAAAATTCTCAGTAATATTAGCTATTTTACAAAAATATTTCCTTATATATGATGATTCAGATGTACCTTATTTTTATTTTGATTTTAACTTTTTTGATTTAGATAATGATAATAATTATTTAGTAAATAATCCTGGCCAATTCTCAGCTAATCCTTTAATGTGTTTTCATCCTTATGAAAATCATAATCTTAAAGAAGCTGGTTTTGATATACCTGAAAGTACATTAAATAAAATCTTTACAAAAGCAGCTCCTAATTTCTTATCTGATTTAGGACATGTGGGTAAAATGGCAGACATTTTTATCAATATACAGTTTTTAGATACAGTGTTATTTGGTAATGATTTAAAAAATGCTAAAACTGGAAGTATAACTTTATTAACTTTTCTTCAAGCCATATTAAATGGAATAAACTCATCAAGAGGAGGCATTAACAACTTTAAAATTACAACAGAATTAGCTAATAATACAGTATTAATTGTAGATGAAACTCCACCAAGATGGAAAACAGATAATCCTCCTACATCAGAAAATACTAAATTATGTGTATTTAATACTTATGGAGTTAAAAATAAACAAGAAGGTAGTATTGTTAAAAACCTAGATATTCAATCTCAAATAGACCAAGATATGATGACTGTTATTGCAGCTAGTACTGGTAATCGTTCAAATGGTTTTAACGCAAATGGAACGGGGTTACATAAATGGAACCAAGGTTTAGTAGATAGAATATTTCCAAATCCTGGGGATTCAACAGATGTTGAGGATGAAGAATCTGAAGATAAATTAAAAAAATTATGGTTAGATACTATGAATCAAACAGGCGAATATAATGGGCTTTTTGTAAGTATAGTAGATGGTTTAAAATGGATGAAAACAAATATAGATACATTAATTTCTTCAAATCAAACATTCCAAGAATTATTAATTGGAAAAATGGTAGAAAATAATGAAGTAAATTCTCCATATTTTTTACCTTTTAATTTCAATATGGATATTGAAGGAATATCTGGTATTAGGTTATATGAACATTTTGATTTAGATACTAATATATTACCTCACACTTATGACTCAGATTCTCTTGAATTACAGATAAAATCATGTGATCATACTGTAGATGCAAATACATGGACTACTAAAACATCAGCTATTCCAAAACCATCATTACCACCAGATGCACCTTTTACTGAAGCTAATGCTTTAGGCCCTGATCAAGAACCTAATTATGCACCATTTGATTCTAGTGCAGCAGGAGGACCAGGAGGACTTTTACCACCCCCACCACAAACACCACCAGAGGATGAGTTATTAAGAATGAGAATAACTAGGATAATGGATGATGGTACTCAAACATTAGGTATGATAGATGTTTTAGCTGAAGATGAACAAACAATTTTATTTTCTTTAGCATCAGTAGAATTACCTTGGAAAGATAACCAAAATAGTATTAGTTGTATCCCAGCAGATAAGTATAGAGTTAAGTCTCATAACTCGGGTAAACATGGTAATTGTTTTTGGTTAATAGGTAATGAAGCTGGTGGTTATGCTTTTAATAAATTATTTGGAAATGGTTATATTAGATCGGCAGTATTAATTCATAGGGCTCCCCAAGCACCAAACTGGCTACAAGGTTGCATAGGCCCAGGTAATAAATTTAATACTAAAACTAATCAAACAGGTAGACAAAAAGGAACAGGAACTAATTATTTGGATCCTGCAAAATCTGAATCAATTCAAGCAACAAATAAAATACTTAATGAGTTATTTAGTGTTGGGTCCTTTAGAATGGAAATTGTAAATGAAGGAGGAGTAGCTAGTGGTTCGTTACCAAAAACATTTAATTCAAGTGTTCAAGCACTAGCTCAATCTAAAAATTTATTGTAATTTATGTATGTACCTAAGAATAGAATAAAACCCAATTTATACACCCCTGGTGGTGAATTTATAGTAAAAGCTGATAAAACTAACTATACGGGGTTTTACCATAGTCTTTGGAATGGTAAGTTCTTTACTGGAAAAAATCAAAATGATAAACCAATAAATGAATTAATAAAAAAATCAAAAACTACAAATAATATTTGGGATGAAACCGCAAAAGAAGAAGAATTCCAAC